TGCCAAAACTTCAATATAGATTCCGTGTGAACTTTATTAATTTTGGTTTTGACGATGATTCTTCACTTATACTTACTAGACAAGTAGTAGACTGTGCGAGACCACAAGTTCAATTTGATGAAATCACTATGAACGTATATAACTCACGTGTCTATCTTGCAGGTAAACACACATGGCAAACACTTGCTATCAACGTCAGAGACGATGCTTCTGGCAACGTATCAAAAGCAGTTGGTGCTCAGTTACAACGTCAATTAGATTTCTTTGAGCAGTCCTCAGCGGCGGCCGGTGGAGATTATAAATTCAGTACTGAAATCCAAATCTTAGACGGTGGTAACGGCATCAATACACCAACAGTATTAGAAAACTGGTCATTAGCAGGTTGTTTCTTACAACAAGCAAACTATCAGACTCTAAACTATGGTGCATCTGAAGCAGTGACTATTGCTATGACTTTACGTTATGATAATGCAATCCAGACAAATGCTGGTGGCGACATCAACGGAGTACCTGGTGCAGGTGTTGGACAGTCTGGTCTACAGGCTTTCCCAGGCACTACTGCTACTGCTACATAAGTAGAATTTTAGATAAAACAAAAAGCCGGTTTCGACCGGTTTTTTTGTGGGTTTGTACTTTAGATAAATACTATTATGTCAGAACAAGTAGATAAAGCATTACAACAATTACAGGCTAATATTATAGGCCAATTGACCGGCAGAGTATATCTGCGAGATTGGCAACATGCCGCCAAAACATTTTTACCTGGTGGACAAGGTAATGCAGGTAAAGTCAAATTTACTTTCCATACTTATTTTTCAATTAATAACCAAGCATGGAACCCACCTAAAGATATGACTAACTACGGCTTGTTAGTTAAATCAGTTAAACTACCTACGTTTAATATGGACGTACAAGAAATGAATCAATACAATAGAAAACGTTTGATTCAATCAAAAATTAAATATCAACCAATCGATATTACATTCCATGATGATAATCTATCACAAGTTACTGCAATGTGGGACGCATATTATAGATATAACTATGCAGATTCTTGGAACCCAGTTGTTAGTCAATTTGCTTCAACAGGAGGCAACGGGCCAGGTGCGTTAAAAAATTTCAATAGACGTAACATTTATGATGAATCTATATCAGGCGATACTGAATATGGGTACAGAGGAGATGTTAGAGGCGATAGTGCGAGTGATGGCGTAGGACCGCCGTCGCCGTACAGCGATGGAGAGAAAGTTCCTTTCTTTAATAACATAACTGTATATGGTCTATGGGCAGGAAACTATATAGCATACACTTTAATTAATCCACTCATTACTACATTTAACCATGATACATATGCATATGATGACGGTCGAGGAACAATGGAAAATAGAATGACTATTGATTACGAAACTGTACTTTATAATTCAGGTACAATTAAAGATGGCGACAATAATGAAACCGGTGAAGTTCCTGGATTTATGACTGATGCAAATTACGATAATAGAGACAGTCCTTTAGAACAAGGCGGAAGTAATCCTGGCGATATCTTTAAGAGAATGAACCTGATGGGCGGGGAAGGTAACACTCTTGCCGATTTAAGAACTCTAGGACAACTTTATGACGGTGGCTTAGATACTGTAGTAGATAGTGCTAAAAATGCCGCAGGTAACTTTTTAAAAGAAACAGTTTTAAATAAATTGGGTCTAGGTCCAAAAGCAGATACTGATGCATGGATCCCAACTGAAAGAACATCTGGTTCGATGATAGGAATTAATAATCAAAAACCAGTAGCAACACAAGCCGTACCTGCTACACCACCTGTTACACCACCTGCCGCACCACCAGCTGGTACGCAACAAAATACTGGTGGCGGGACAACTTAATGGCATTGCAACTGACAAAACGTGAAAACACATTAGAAATTTTTGATACTTTTTATTCATCATCATTAATAATTAATGCAGGCGAATGGGACGTAGTTTATTCTTATTTTGTAGGTGTGCTTAAAGGCAATCCTGAAAATGAAAGAACTAAACAAACTGCATCACAATTTGCAACTGTATTGTTTAGAATCTCACAAGAAACTGGAACAAACATTAATATCTTTATGGATTACTTTAAAACTAATGTACAAACATCAGTTCAAGTAAACACAGAAATGGCTTTTTATCTTAATTTGTTAAAGTCAAAAACAGCATTGTATGGAGTATCAAACATACCTATTCCTAATCAAGCAGTACAACGCAACGTAATTCCTTAAGGTTAATCAATGCCTCGTAAAAGAAAATACGCACAGGGTATCTATACTGTAAAAAATCAACACAAATATGTAGGGAAAGGCAAGCCTATGTATCGTTCAGGCTGGGAACTTACATTTATGATCTTTTGTGATACTAATGATAAGATAATCAAATGGGCTAGTGAATCTATTGTTATACCTTATATGCATCCGTTTAAAGGCAAACGTACTAATTATATACCTGACTTTTTTATTGTTTACCAAGACAAATACGGAAAAATGAATGCAGAGTTGATAGAAATAAAACCTAAAGCAGAAAGTATTATAACAGAAAAAGTTAGAAATGCAAGACAACAAGCAGTCATTGCAATCAATCATGCTAAATGGCATTCAGCAAAAGCATTTTGTAAAGCACAAGGCATGAAATTTAGAGTAGTAACAGAAGATGATCTTTTCTACAATGGTAGGTCAAAGTAACTAAATAGATGTATGACAAAAAAACTTGAAGAACTATTTGATATAGCATCCAGTGATGAAAACGAACTGAATGAGCCTATTCCAGGCGTAGCACAAGAAGTAACTAAAGAAGCATTAAGTAACTTAGAAAAGATTGAAACTGCATTACCTACAGTCAGAGGACTAGAAGCATCTGATAGAGAGATGGATGAACTGAGTAAGAAAGCAGAGACTAGTTTCCAAGACTTAATGGACTTAGGCATGCAAGTTGACTCACGTTTTAGTGGGGACATTTTTAGTGTTGCTAGTAACATGTTGAGTCATGCTATAACTGCAAAGACAGCAAAGTTAAACAAAAAATTAAAGATGATTGATCTACAGTTAAAGAAAGCAACATTAGATCAACGTCAATCAAAACAAGATGAAAAGATTGATAATATTCCTCTAGGTGAGACAGGGCAAAACTTAGATCGTAATGAATTACTACGAGTTTTATCTGCAAAAAACACAGAGGAATGATAAATATATTATACGGGAACTATACAATATGAAAAGTTTAAAACATTACATTGCAGAGTCAGTTCACACTTATGATTGTACGATCAAAGTTGCTGGCGACTGTAGCAAAAATTTCTTAGAGTTATTTAAACATAACCTAAACAAGTTTGAGCCTAAAGAAATTAAAGGCCCAACAAGTACACCGATTATGAAATCACCATATGGTTTCCCAAATCTTTCAAATGAACCGGTACATATATTCAAGTGTCAATTTGCATATCCAGTAACCGAACCAATGATTCAACAACTAGCACAATTGCTAGGACATAATATCAACTATGTAAGAATGGTTAATACTTCATTCGATGACAGTATTAATAAAGAAATGGTTGGTTATGAAAATGAGATGGAAAACTCACCTATTCTACAGCATGAAGAAATGCCTGACAACGGAAAAGAAGCAAGTGAAGAATATGGAGATAAGTACTTAGACAAGATACACAAACAAGCAGAACATAAAAACGTTGGTAAAGTAGGTTTACCTGCTGATCAAAAAAATACTAAAGATTCATTTGATCCTTGGAAGCCTTGGTCAGATGATCAAGTAAAAGGACAAAAAAGTCCATTTACTGATGTAACACGACAGCCAAAGCCTGAAACTTCAGCAGGATTATAAGGATATATTATGAATTTTAAAAACAAACTAAGTGATATTTTTGAAGAACTATCATTAGAACCAGTAAAGCCTGGTGCACAAGAAATTCATAATGATGGAGTAGCAATCGGTACAGTATCTAATCCAGGAGTTGCTAATCAAATGCAACAAGCAATGGATAAAGGTGAATTAACTATCGGCGCGGAAGAAATACAAGAAGCCGAAGATTGGATCGACAATGCAGTTAAGAAGCCAGGTGCTTTTAAAGCACAAGCGGAAAGAGCAGGAATGTCTACAGCGGCATTCGCTAAACATGTACTAGCAAACAAAGACAAGTTTAATGCTAAAACAGAAAAAAGAGCAAACCTTGCTAAAACATTTAGTAAGATGAAAGAAACTGATAC